ATCGTTACTATCGCTGCTCTACTGACAGCAACAACTTTGGCTAGCGCAGCAAGCGTGACTATTGAAGGTCAAAATCAACAAGGCAACCATGGTGCTCGTGATAGCACAAATTACGCACTCAGCGTAAAAGAGTCAATCACCGGCAATCTTGCAGTTGACGCCGGCTTTACTGCATACCAACAAGAAACTACTAAAGCACTAAGCAACCGTATTGAAGCCGGTGTTACTGGCACAGTACCAGTTGGACCAGTTAATCTTTATACTCGTGCTGCTGTAGGCGAGAAGTTTACTAATGGTGCTGATTTTGGTTACTATAGTGTTGAGCCGGGTGTTATTTACAACTTTACTGACAAACTAAGTGGTAAAGTTGGTTATCGTTTTCGCAATGGATTTGGCGAAAACGGTAATTTAGATACCACTCGTACTGCTCGTGTTGGTGCTAGTTATGCATTGACCAAACAAGACGCTGTAGGTGTTCGTTATGACCAAGTTCGTGGTGATAGCTTCAACCATAGCTTTAACTTTGCATATACTCGGTCATTCTGATCAGAGGCAAGTTAAAATAGAAAGGGCCTCGGGGCCCTTTTTTATTGTCTATCGGGACAAAAATTAATAGTATTATCAAATTTTAGTTTAGGAATATTTACATTAATATTTTATAACTTTTCCAATCTTTTTCATGCCAATAAGGAATTCTACTTAGAGAATTTATATCGGTTGGTGAAAATTCACTGGCTGACCCGTAGTATAATATATTATCTTGAAACCCACAGATTGATCTTCCTGTGAAACGTAGTTTAATATTTTCGTCAAAATTTCTTATTTTAATTAAAAATCTGTTTTCGGCACAAATTCGATATTTTACGCTTGTATAACACACCGTGGGAACATGATTAAACACATCACTCATATTAAAAAATGTTTTTTTGCTTGGTTTTAACCATTCTAAATTAAAATTAGATAGATAATCTATGGGTATAAATTTAAATTTTAGTTTTTTTATTCTATTCCAAGATTCTTTCCAATTAACAAATTTGCTTAGATATTCTTCCCAATCACCTTGTAGATTTGTAATATAGTATTGATAATCATATGGTAAATTATTAGGCAAATCATTTTCTCTATTTTTATCAAAGAAATCTAAATAATTTTCACCATCCCACTGGGATATAAGTTTTTTCATAAAAATTAATACCAATGGATTAATATCTGTGAAAATAATTTCAGTATTCTCATTATACCCCAATATTTCTAAATTTTTTATCCAATTTAATCCGGTGCCTACAGATACATATTGTTCTACTGGGCCATCAAATTCAATAAAAGTATTAATGCCATCTGAATTAAATGGACACACAAAATTATTAATAAAAAACTGATTATAAAATAGATATGAAGATTCACTAATAAAAACTGGATCATACTCATAGTAAAAATATTTTTTATTATTACGCAATTCTTCACCTAAATCAATGATCAATTTATTATTAATTAATCCTTGGCTTATAATGTTCCATCCGTGCATTTTTTCTGAGTATAATTTAGTCGTGCTGCCTGGTGTAATATATTTAGGAATATAGTCGGAACCCATAAATTCTTTACTTTTAATTGGTTCTATTTGAGAGTGTGATATTTTTTCGTTATCTCCTAAAAAAGGGCAGTTTAATTCTTTATATTGTTCTAAATTTACAATATAAAATTGATGATGTAATTCATAGTATTTTTCGTTCCTATCCAATATATGACCTGCAATGAAAAAGTTATCCCGACATTTTTTAATAATTTCTGGGATCAATCTGTCCGAAAGCTTCATTGAAGTTCCGGCAGCAATGACCACCGCATGGGTATAAAAATTTTCATCGACTCCGTGTTTAATTAACTCATATTCATTATCACCTATGATAATATCGAATTGGTTTTTAACGAACCTGCTTAACATATAATCAGATAAATTTTTTGAAATTTCAATTGCGGCGTTACTTTGATAGCTATCAAACATAGTATGTACACAGATTAATATCTTGTTTTTCTTATTATAAATAAATTTTTGCATAAATATTATATATCCTATATATATTATATATCAATGAACAAAACCAAAGAATATTTTGTTTCGACTGCTAAACATATTAAAATAAATTTTAATTTTAATTTCGAAACTATAGCGCAGGAAGCAAAAAGATTAAAAAAATTATATCATATACATAGAGAGGGCTGCTATGATCACAAAGGATGGAAATCTTTAGTCCTACACGGGCTGGGGGAGTCACATACTGATCATTGGAAAAGTTATGGATATGATTCTTCGTTTGATGCATATAAGGATATGAAATGGACTTCTATTGCTGATCAATGCCCCAATACCATGGATTTTTTACTAAATTATTTCCCCTGCGAGCATTTTGGAAGGGTTAGATTTATGCTTGTAGAAGCAGGGGGGCACATAGGAGAACATTGTGATTCACGTGTTCCATTATTGGATAACACTAATATAAGTTTAATTAATCCTGAAAACTGTATTTGGCAATGGGGCGACGGTGATTCGTTATTCATGCATCCTGGACAAGCATATATCATGAATATACACTATCCGCATTCAGTTTATAATAAAAGTGACGAAGACAGATATCACTTGATTGTACACAGATTAGATTGCACTCCAAAATGGAAAGAATTATTTGATGAGGCATGTCAAGAGCAAAATGTTACAGGTAAATATCATGAGTACGAAGTATTGGTGTAAAAATAAATTAATTCAGAAAGATAAATAAAGTAAATTAAGGAATATTAAAATGGATACAACGAGTCAAGTTAATCAACTACTTAATACTGACACTGTTACAATAGACGGTGTTAACGTACAGTCATATGCTAATAAAATTGCTAGATTTGCGTGTATAGGCGGCGAAAATAAACCCAGAATCGAGATGCACGCGATTAGAGGTACTTTTGAAAATCCTCAACCGTTAGAACCGGGAGACTTTGGAGTTTCTTTAGAGTACACAACATTTTTAGAAGAGAACGGTGAAGATATTAGTAAAAGTTTAGCTGCATTTGTAGTACAAGTAGATCCTGATGCTAACACACAAGACATTGCTCCGGCTAGTGGATTGTGGATAACAGTTAACTCCGGTGAAGGTTTGGGTGATTATAAAGATAATTATAGAGTATGGCATTATAATAAAAATGGTGCATTTGAAACAAAAATACTACAGTGTGCTGTTCAGAACAATTCATCGATAGAATCAATAGAACCAAAGAACGGAATGATAATTTATAATGAAGATTCTCACAAATTTCAAGGTTATGCTAATGGCACTTGGGTAGATTTACATCAGTAAAAATAAAATAACATGGAAAGAAAAACAATTACAAAAATACCAAATCTTATTGTTGATGTTGAAGCTGCACTTAGATTTTATAATAAATTAGAAACTGAGTTTCAAAATCAAAAATGGAAAGGATTGGGTGGATGTGCTTGTGAAAATCCTTGGGCAGATGATAAGGGTTATGGGTGGGGGTTACAAACATTGTATGAAGATATTGATAGACCCTATCACGCTTATGAAAATAATGAGATAGGTAATTATAAACTATATAAAAAAACAGGATGTTGTATAGACTGGGGAGCAAAAGCTATCGATTTATTTCACACAGCGCATAGAAGTATTGTTGGAGTCGCTCCTCCCGGAACCTTAGTAACACCACACACTGATCAAGTTGACAAAATTAAAATACATATTCCTATAATAGCAGATAATACTCATTGGTGGGCAACTGATTATGGGTTTGACCATATGTATCCGGGCAATGCTTATATTTTAGATGTTAAACAAATGCACGGGACTATGAATTGTGGCCATGTTACCAGAGCACATGTTATAATTATATGTGATACCGATCAGTTTGACACGATATATAATATCTCCGGTATACTTTAATTACCACCGCGGGAATTTATTTAATTCCTCATAGAATCTATCTACATTTAGTTTCCAAACAGTTTGAATGGTTCCCCTATATCTAAGTTCGGTTATTTTGGCAACCTGTCCAAATTTGGCTAAAGTAGGAAAATAAATAGTATGCACCAATCGTTGACTTCCTTTTTCTAAATTATTTGATGTTAAATATAGATTATTATCTTTACCTGCCCATTCGATGCAAGTAGGTAGTAAAAACTGGCCTGTAGCATGTTGGTGTGTTAGAATCTGATTTATTGTACGAAGAGATGGCGTAGGAATTTCATTAGTCAATATACAAGTTCTTGCTGCGATTCTAAAAGAATTTGGCCCCATTTCAGGAAAGGAATGAGCCGCTACCGATCCTACAGGTTTATTATTAAAAAACAATATCCATGTTTCGGATAACTTTTCGTTTTTAAAACAGTCTTTTAACCAATATTTAGATGAATTATTTTCATATCCTTTACTCATTGCTTTACTATAGAACTCAGTTAGGTCCATAGAGTCATTAAATGGAACAATTTTATATAAAGAGTTGCTTTGCACTATTAATAAAGTCTTGTGGATATTGGTCGGAAAAAGAATCAAAGCACAGTATTTGTAATTTATTCCAATCCGTGGGGGTATCGATATCAATTCCTAATTTTTGCATTTGAGGGAATAACTGTTGTCTACGGTTTTCGCTAATATGACTTAAATGATCTCTTACTGTAATTTTAGGTTCTACTTTTCTATAAGAGAAGAAATAATTTATACTCTTTAATTTGCCATCTACTATAAAGTAACTAGATGGGTGAAGACTGAATTTAAACAGTCCAATAGTCTTGTGCATTTCGATAATATCCAACATTTGTTTTTTCCAATCAGGTAAAACTGTGTTATAATTTTCTTTAGAGCAGCCTGATAATTCCCAAAAATCAACATCTTGAATATCTAAATATATTTTTTTATTATTATAATCCACTGTATAAATAGGAAGATATCTTCCATATCCACTATTATACACATAATTAAGCATATTAATCTCACGCTCCCATTTAGCATTCATTAATGCCGAGTCTACTACTTCATTCTGTCCCATATGATATTCACTATCATTACAATACCATTGAACAAACTTAGTTTTATTGTCATTGATAAGACTCGTATAGATAAGGTTATTCCTACATAGACCTTGACCAGGTACATTATTATAGTAATATGAATAATTCATTGATATATTTATATTATAAATATATGAAGAAATAATAATTAAATGAAGATATTAAATCCAAATACTACATCACTGTGCGTACATTGTTACAAACATATTTCCGCTAGAACTATTATCGAAAATGGCAGTGTTTTTTTAGAAAAAACATGCCCTTTGCATGGTTTTCAAAAGTTTTTGGTAGAACCAAATGCCGATTTTTACACCGATTATATATATGGACAAAATAATTTATATCACACCTTGGACGCTATTTGCCTAGATATTACAAATAGATGCAATTTACAATGTCCTCATTGTTATCAAATACCTAATAACCAAAGTAAAGATCCTAGTATAAATTCAATTATAGCTGGAGTAGAACAATGGCCTGATCAAAAAGCAGTAGTTTTAATGGGAGCTGAACCTACAATACGCAATGATCTTCCTGAACTTATAGATAGATTAAATAAGATAGCAATTAGGCCGATAATGATATTATCTAATGGGGTAAGAATGTCAGATATCGAATATGCTAAACAATTCACTAAATTTAAGAACGTGTATTTTACTATTGGTTTAAATCATCCTGACTATCAGGGACCAACCGTACGCTATAAACAAGAGTGTGGCCTAGACAATTGTGTTAAATTAAATATACCGATTAAAAATATCAGTTATACACTTGATGGATTTGGCCAATTAGAGTATTGTTTACATGAAATACAAAAATTTAATAGTGAAAAAAATTATTGTAAAATGTATCGAATAAGGGTAGGTACTGCGATCGGTAGAAGTCCTGAACAAGATAAAATGTTTATGAGCGAATTGGTCGAAAAAAGTCGTTACATAGCGAAACAGAATAATTGGAGTTTCATACCTAAACCTGAATCGGGTATTAGAGCGCATTATCCAGTAGAGATTGCTGGAGTGCGTGTAAAACTAATTCAATGGCCAGACGCCCAAACATTAGATTTAGATGAAATTCAAACTGAATCTTGGGCAGATATGTTGCCTGGAAAACCGATAAGTCCGTTAGTGCATCAAGTTTTATTAAGGGATAGATTAGTAAACAATAACCAACCGCTATTAGATACTGTGCCAAAAAAATATAGGTTACAATGAATCACGGGTTACTATTCAGTTACAGGAAAGAGAGAGGTCATCGTGGAACCGGCGCACATCGTATCGCTACATTTTTACGCGAGCATAATTGGGATGTTGAAGTATTAGATTTTTGTTCTGAATTCACACTGGAAGAACTTAAAGAATTTGTTCGAAGCAGAGTTACAACTGATACTAAGTTCTTTGGCTTTAGTTCTTTTATCAATTGGTGGCCCAATGAGGCTAATCACTTTACGAAATATCTTAAAGAATCATACCCGAATATCGCAAAAATTCTAGGTGGGCACGGATGTTTGATTACTCCTGCAGAGAATATAGACTATTGGATTGACAGCTTCGGGGAAGTAGCTATGTTACAGTTATGTAAATATATATCTGGTAACTTAATCTTTCATACGGGATTAAACTTTGAATTAGAAAATGGAAAAAAAGTCATTAGAGCATTACATAATTTTCCTGCATGGAATCTCCCCACATATAGAAACAAACATGAAAAAAGAGATTTTTTAGAATCGTTTGAAACGCTTACTATTGAAACAAGTAGAGGTTGTAAATTTAAATGCGATTTTTGTAACTTTCCGATATTAGGAGTTAAAGAAGATTTGTCTCGTAGCTCTACGGATTTCGAAGAAGAGTTAAGGTTTAATTATAATGAATGGGGTATTAAGAATTATATCATAGCTGATGAAACATTCAATGATAGAACAGAAAAAATTGAAAAATATTCGGCTGCTGTCGGACGATTAAACTTTAAACCATGGTTCATGGCATTCATGCGGGCAGACTTATTAATTAAACAACGAAGTTATTGGGACAAACTTGTAGAAATGGGCTTGGGTGGACATTTTTATGGAATTGAAACATTTAATCATGCAGCAGGAAAGATAATAGGTAAAGGAATGAATCCGTATATTTTAAAAGAAGGTCTAATAAATATTAGAAATTTTTTTGAGCCGCATGATATGTATAGAGGCACTATTAGTTTAATATGTGGTTTACCTAAAGAATCACCTGACACTTTTATGGACGGTATTAACTGGTGTAAAAAAAATTGGCAAGGGCAAAGCGTTACATCATGGTACCTAGAGATACCTGAGTATAATTATAATTTACCTAATTTAAGTGAGTTTTCTAAGAACTTAGAAAAATATGGCCTTAGGAAAAAAAAAATAGACATGAAACCAAATTTTTTAAGTTTTTTTCCAGGACTTAATAATATTATTATATGGGAACACGATAATATGAATCAACTACAAGCAATGGAAATATTAAAAAATGTTTATGATTCGATGCCTAATTATTTTAGTTGTACCGGATTTCATACAATTACTGGATTTATAGAGTATAATACTAATAATATTGAAGATATAATTAACTATAATAAATATGACGATGACTCGGGAAATATAAATTTATTTATTCAACGGTATAAATTAAAAAAATTAAATTGGAAAGCATGATAAAAGGAATCAATAATCAAAAATATATAGATATGGAACCATATCTAGATATGGAAACATTTGATAAAATTCAACCTGAAATATATAAGGGATTTGCATTGGCACGAATGTATGCTAAAGAAGGTACTTGGATGGAACCGGGTTTTACGTTTGAGGACATGAGTTATGTTCATAATTGGAAACCAATTTATCAAGCAATGCAAGATTTTTATCAGTTACCTGATGATAATCCAATTAAACAAACAGGAATGAGTATTCTTCCCAAAAATTTTAAAAATTTTCAGGAACGTAATATATTTACCCGTTATTTAAAAATGGCAATGGGAGCATACGATCCTTATATTTACTATTATTTGTGGGAAGAAGGTGATTGGGACGAGCGCCCCAGTGAGCGTCAACTTACTGAAGAAAGTAAATACTTTCCTAATCTTGTTAATTGGATTCTTAAAATGAAAGAAAATAATATATTTAAACACATAGGCAGAGTTATTTTCTTTCATTTAGAGCATGATGGTTTACCTTTTGAGCATAGAGATTTAGATGCCCGTAATGGATTAAATGTAGTAAAACCGCATCGTAATGAATTTATTCATGTACGACCTGATACTAGAAATCAATTATATATTTGGGATCCAAAAAAGAAAATGAAATATGGAATAAACACTCGGGCTGCATGGTGGAACGATGTTGACTGGCATGGCGGAAACAAAGTAATGGCACAGACATATGGATTAAGAATAGACGGCAAGTTTACGGATGAATTTCGTAAAATATTAGGCGTTAATCATTTAACGTCGTATTAATATGAAATATATTGGAAACTATAGAGATTGGATTAAACCTGAATTCATTGAATTCCTAGACAACAATCAGGGTGAAACACATCCTAGAGTTGATCCTGCAGAATATGGTTCAGGCAACTCCATGGAAAAAATTCGTCAGTACGGATATGATATAGATAATAGTATTTTTTGGTACAGCTTTGAACGCAGAACATTACCATTCAATGTCATATTACCATTTGATTTGGGTGGCACAAATGATTGGTGGTTTGTTAAAATGAAATGTGGAAACTTTATACCTTTTCATCGTGACCACGCACCTAAAAACGAATGTGAGGGCATGACTGCTAGAAGGTTTTGGATGCCATTACAAGACTATGTTGAAGGCCATGTGTTTATCATGGAAGATAAATTGTATACTGGATATAAAGCCGGTGATGTGTTTGAATATTTAGAAGACGGGGGCAGGCACGGAGCCTTTAATATAAGTATGGGTATACCTAGATATACTTTTAATTTTCAATTTTATCTATAAATGTTTAAATTTATTAAAAACGACAAAGAATGGATTACTCCTGAACTAATGAATCACTTGGCATCAACTGCCGGTGATAAAATTCCGGTATGGCAACCTAAAAGATGGGTTGGACACCCCTTATTGGATAAATTTAGAGAAGATGCAAGACCTTTCTTTGAGAAAGAAACCCCATACTTTCAGCAGTATAATAATAATAGTGTTGATATGAAAAACTTTCCTATTGTATTGCCTGAGCTGCCAAAGAAAAGAGCTAAATGTCAGTATTGGTTTATTAAATTATTGCCAGGACAGATGCAAACAATGCACATTGACCCGCACTTAGTTGATGTACAAAACTCGGTGAGATATTCAATGTTTTTACAAGATTATGTTCCAGGACATGTATTTGTGTTTGACGATTTTCTTGCTGCTAATTATAAAGCAGGAGATATATTTGAATGGAGTGATCCTGAATGTGCCCATGCATGCGTTAACGTTAGTTACACTGTTAGATATACTTTACAGATAACATTACATGACTAAGATTATTTGTACTGGCAATCCTGCACACGGTGGCATCGCAAAGAGTTTGCAAAAATATTACCCTGATACTAAGTTTATTAGTAAAAATTTGGGGTTTGATCTAACATCCGACTCGGATTATTTTAACTTCTTAGAGATTGCTAAAGAGTATGATGTGTTCATCAATCATTCACAGATTTACATGGGATTTCAGGAAAAAGCTCTAAATGACGTATACAATTTATGGACTCGGGGCCATATAATAACTATTGGATCTGTGTTAGAGTTTGACGAATGGCGTAAATTAGATACGATCACTAGCAATGAGAAACTTTCTACACGAAACCGTAGTCTGATATTGTCTAGTGAAAATATAAAAACCACTCATTTAATAACAAGTGGTTTTCAGCGCTACGGTCTTGAATCAGATATTAAGATTGACCCAGATGATATAATCTATACTATCAGTTTTGTTCTTAACTCTACCTTAGACTTTCCGTTAATATATGTAGATAAAATAGATGATATCAGATTTAAAAAATGGAGAAATATTATAAACGAGTTGCCTTGAGATGGTACATATACTTAGGTTCTAATCCTACATTTGCTCCGCAGTGCCAATCATGGTAGCTATTCCATTCAATTATTGTGCCGTGTTTCATATTGATAAAGTAGTCTTCTTGTCCGAGGTGTTCTTTGCCTAAGATAAAGATATGCCCAAGTTTACTGTCCCCCAAGAATACACTGAATCGTAATGCGTTTTCTTCTTCTTCGACATCATCTTCAACGTCCCAATGCCATGGGGCAGAATACCCCGGGTCAATTCTACTAAGCCAAGACCTACGATACTTTACATTTAGATATTTACATAATGTTCTATCAATCTCTTCCTCAGAATAATGTTGTCCTGGATAGTAATTAATCCACTTAATAGCTGACCTTAGATAATTAGCTTTTTCCCATCTATTTAAAATTTTAGTGTAATCAGGAACTTCCATTCTCCAAATTGATGGATCTGTTGTAATAGGTATTCCTTCTAGATTCTTAACACTTTCTAACAACTCTCCCCAATCAATTGGAATATAAATATTTACAAATTTTGCATTTATTGGATTCATATTATCTTCCTAATTTCTTTTGTTTATACCATTCGAGAAACGGCTGTCCTTCAACTACTAGTTCAGCCAAAATTTTTCTGCCTTCTGTGGCAGAATTGTCTCTCCACCACATTCGTTCTTCATAGTAGTACCATAACTTATGTGCTTCAAAAATGTCCATTGTATCATGTTTCCATACGACTTCAGACCGTGGAGTAACGCCATACTCTGGAAAAATTCCCTGTGAAGGATCCATATCGTATGACAAAGGCACGCCGGTTTCTATCGAACGCCTAATGGCTTCTTCTTTTGACATTTCTGTATATCCATATTTTTTAAAATCTGCTGCCATGCCGCTTGGAGGATTACAATATTCTTTTGTATAAATCGTAAGAGGTTGCATTGCTATTGCTTGATCTGTCCAGTTTTCTAAAAACCAATTCATGGTATTTTCTAATGACTCATGAGTTTCGTGTACTAATCCTATTATAATTCCTGTGGAACCAACATATCTATCCCCTACATTTTTTACGAAAAAATCTCTGACATCTTTTAATCCTTGTTTTATTTTTTCAGGATTAGAACCCTTATGAATAGATTTTGACGATTCCGCATTAAAAGTCTCAATGCCGTAATAATGATTTAGGCAATTCATTCTTAACAACTCTTCTCTATCTCTGGGTCTGTTGATTAATAAGTCAGCTCGTATTAAAGCGCCAAATTTGGGTTTAAAATTTAATTTTTCAACAACATCCGCAAATAAGGCCACCTTATCTACATTGTCGTTAAATGTAGAATCTATAATATTAAATTTAGTAATTCCCCATTTATCATACGCACTTCTAAGCTGATAATCAAAATCTTCCTGTGTTCGAGCAGTCTGTCCTTTAACTCCTAAAATAGGGTAACTACAAAAATCACATTTAAAAATGCATCCTCTAGAATTTTCTATAGCTACCCATTCATCGGGCTGTATATAATCTGATTCTTCATATTCAATTAAAATTTCATTACAGGGATATGCTGGATAGGAGTTTAATGCATCTATTATTTTTTTTTTTGTAGAAAGGTTAAGGTCAAATTTAGGACGAGGGCCGTTTGAAAAAAGATATTTTAAAAGTACCTTTAAAGCCTCTTCTCCATATCCACTTATATAATAGTCTAAATAATCAGAATTATATGTAGGTTGTGCAGGCGCGCCTGCAATAAGGTAAATACTTGGCCATTTTGTTTTTATATGTTTGCAAAGTTCTTCCATTTCCGGTGTCCAACTAGCAAAACACTGACTAAATCCTATAAATTTAGTATTAGAAGTTACATTCAAGTTTACAAACTCTTTGAGTTCTTTCGCAGTCCACATGTGTGTAAAATCTAGTACTTCGGTTGCCCAACCTAGTTGTCTTAGAACTGTAGCAATTCTATAACATCCGGCATGCCTAGTATAGGCATGTCTTATTACAACATTAATAATAAGACAATGATTCATAGACCCTCTAACGCATTGTAAAATTTAGGAAGAGGGTCACTCGGCCATTTAATCCAAAATTTCATAGAGTTTTTAAAATGGTCCGCCATTTTATAATAATCACCAATTTTAACTTCGGCGAATCTGTGTTGAGAATCAACTCCAATAATTGGTTCTATTAAATTTTTATGTATAATAGAATCATTTTTTTCGATTGTTGCATAATAATCTAACATTTTTAACTGTCCTGTTTTAGAATAAAAAAAACAATGTGGATATACAGATGATTTATAATATCCTAATTCATATATATCTTTTATTATTTCGAATAAATCTTCTTTCCAATTTGGATATTCACTATCTATCGATCTACCGAATTCGTAAACTGGCCAGTTTAAGCTTTCTTTATTAAATTCTATTAGAATTTTTTTTTCAGATTCGTCAACGTCATATATGATCGGACACCATTTTTTTTCTTGAAAAAGAGTCAAATATTTTAATTCTCTATAAAAAAATGTTGTCATTAAATCATCGTTGCGATCAACACAACTGTCATTCATATATATTTCTGAATCAACTGTAAAATGCAAACAAAGTTTATTTTTTTCTAAATTTGTAGTTGGTGTATATAAAACATTTGTTGAACATGGATAGCCATTGGTTAATTTATATACGAATGTCCAATTATTATTGTCAATCATTAATAGTCCTTATAATATTACGATATAAAAATTACTTGGTAAGCATTTTTTTAATTCTTCTAAATAATATTTATTTATAGTAAAAGTAACTGAATTTTCGGTTGGATAAAAATTTGATAATATTCCTTCCTTATTATACCTATTTAGTAAACTACTTATGGCATTATCAAATATAAATCTATTTTCAAAAATATCATTTACTTTACTCAAAATTGATATTTTAATGGGATTTATGACATTATTAAGTAATAATAGTTTTCTTACCACTAATTGAATTCTATCATGATATCCTACATTAATAGCAGTATGTCTTGGTCCTGCATTAAAATCGTACCAATAGCCGTCATTATTTAATTTATACAGTATTTCATCATCTAAGTTAATTATATAAGAAGAGTCTCCTTGTATATTAAGATGATATCTATCATCGATGTCTGCATGACTTTGATAGCAAACGCCGTATTTTAGATTAATTAATCTGGTCTCACCTATAGAATATGGTAGTGTTTTTAATATTTCGTCCCAAACAGTGTTTTTATATTCATCTTTTATTTTCCAAGGATCATAAAAAAAATTTCCTGTAGGGTTATTTATTGGTGTTTTAAATGCATCAAATGCAAATTCTTTTTTAGCCCTATATAACATGTCATTTGATATATAATGTTCAGTCCGATTCATCATAATATTTATGTGAGATTATCATTTAATAAATAAACTAATGCAGATACCCTTTTCTTCTTCTTGGAAAAAAATAGCTATTAGTCTTAGTGGAGGAGCAGACAGTGCTTTATTAGCTTATTTATTATGTCAACAAATAACTTCTCAAGAATTGCATATAATAAGTCATATACGGTGTTGGAAAACAAAACCATGGCAGCAACAAAATAGTTTAGATGTATATAATTGGTTAAAAAATAGGTTTCCTAATATTATTTTTTATAGACACACTAATTTTATTCCACCTGAAATGGAATGGGGAGATAAGGGTCCTACTATGATAGATGAATATGGAAAACAAGTTAGTGGGGATAATATAGAACTACGAGCATTTGCGGAGTACCTATGTGTATCTAATAATATAGATAGCTATTATAATGCGGTTACCCGTAACCCAATAGGTACTGAATTTCACGGTATGCCTACACGAGATATTGAACCAACTGAAAATAATAAACACTTAGTAGAGATGAATCATATGGGAGTTGCTGCAATACATCCTTTTAGATTTACACAGAAAAATTATATTATTAAAGAATATTATAGATTAGGTATTGTCGATTTATTAGATATAACACGTAGTTGTGAAGGTACTTTTTCAAATATAACATACAAAAATTACAAACCAGGACAGTATGTTCCATTATGTAATAATTGTTTTTGGTGTAAAGAGCGAGAGTGGGCAATTAATGAATCAAAGTAAAACGTTTTGTATGCATCCTTTTACAGGATTAGCAACGCGAGAAGATGGGGCAATTAAAGTTTGCTGCCGAAGCCACTCAATAGGGTTCATCAATGAAGATTCATTAGAAGATGTTTGGAACAATGATTCGATGAAACGAATTCGTAATCAAGTATTGAATAATCAGCGCCCTCCGGAATGTGAACCATGTTTTAGTTTAGAAGACCAAGGAGTAGAAAGTCTTCGTCAGCGTCATATTAGAGGTCTTATACCTGAAGCCAGAATAAATCTGTATCCAAATGCGCTTGAAAAGTTAAATGAAGATTATTCAATGCCGTTTGAGATTCCTACAATGGAGATAAAACTTAACAACTTGTGTAATTTAAAATGCCGTATGTGTAACCCATTGGACAGTACTAACTGGACAGACTGGAATGTAGTCGTACCATTTTATGAAAAGGAAAATAACTTTTTAGTTCCTACAATTCAGGGTTTAGTAGACAAACCCGGCAAGTACATAGGTGCATTTGATGATACAGACAATTGGTGGAATAGTTTTGAAAAGTTATTGCCGCATTTTAGACGAGTAGAGTTTGCAGGTGGTGAACCATTAATGGATCCACAACATTACAAAATTTTAGATATGCTTAAGCCATATGGCAAGAATATAGAAATTAAATATGCTACTAATGGCACAACACTGGGCATTAGTCGAGGAAGAACTATACATGATTATTGGCCACATTTTAGATCAATTGCAGTTAACGTTAGTGTTGACGGCATTCATGATGTTTATAATTACATACGAGGTAATGGCAATTTTAATCAACTTGAAGAAAATATTAAAGAAATAAAAAATATACAAAATGTCAGTAGAGTGGTAGGCGCATTTACGGCACAAGCTGGTAATATTCTACAAGCTGCGGAATGTATCGATTACTTTATTAACACAATGGGCATTGTGTTTTATAGTCATCGTGTTAGTTACCCTAACTGTTTATCAGCACAAGTACTGCCCGTTGACCTAAAGGCCATGGCTATTACAAATTTGCAAACAGTTAAGACACAGATTGACAACTGGGATCTAATTAAAAAGAATACATTGTTGAGAAAAGTGACACACCAGCAAATACAAGATAATATTAACTACTTGCAGGCCAAAGATCAAAGCAACTTGTGGCAAGATTTTTTAGATTTTAACTTTGCGTTGGATAATACACGTGGGCAAAATTTATTAAAAGTAATTCCAAAATTTAAACCATATGTTTAAGATTACTGGAAGGTGGCCTCATCAACACACCATTAAAATTGAATGGAATCTAGGCAAACGCTGTAACTATGACTGTAGTTATTGTCCAACAAGTATACATGATAACTATAGTCCACATACTAATATAGAAATTCTTAAATTAACTGTAGACAGGTTAACAAAATTAGGTAAGCCTATACGTCTTAGTTTTACTGGTGGCGAACCGTGCGTACATCCTAAGTTTCGAGAGTTAGTGAAATATTGTAAACAAGTTGGTATTATTTGGATAAGTGTAACAACTAACGGAACATTGCCGTATGAATTTTATTCAGCGTTAGAAGTAGATCAAATTGTTTTTAGTATACATTTAGAATTCGACTGGAAACTAGTTTTTGATACAGTAGAAAGTATTGCCAATTCGACGAATAAGAAAGTCATAGCGCAGATTATGGCACATGATGATTATATGGATGCGGCTAGAGAATTACGTACCAAATGTTTATTGACAAAAATCCCTAATACTGTTCGACGCATACGTTGGACCGAAGGAGATCATGACTTATTCGATGATATGCGTTATAATATAAACGATTTGGTATGGCTTAAATCACAAGAAGCTACGGTAGAAGGAAATTGCATCATGGACGACGAAACTATTATTCATGCTAATGATGTAATCAAACTACATTTTAACAAATATAAAGATTGGACGTGTAACGCTGGTATAGAAAGCCTAATGATAAATTGGGACGGAGATGTACACAGGGCGACTTGTAGAGTCGGAGGTAGTTTAGGCAATATTTACAAAGGCAACTTCATTGCGCCCAGTGAACCAGTAATATGTGATCGTAATTTCTGTACTTGTGCAGCCGATATTCCTTTGACTAAATTTTCCACTTAGTCATTAATATTTCGGGCTGGCACCAACATTTAGGTTTTTCACAAACTGTAGGAATCAATTTAGGGTTAAATTTATCTATAAATTTGGGATCATATATATTATAATAATCTTTTTCATCAAACGTTTTATTATCGCATACTCCGGTTAATTTGCCGTCTGCTTTAATATTAAGATTTTCAATACCAATATTGCACATCCATCCTTCAAAATTATTTAAATCATTGACAGAAAAATAATTTCGTTCAACTTTCTCTTTTGAACCATCATCAAAGATTACTGTAGTTTTTCCTTTTAGTATATTTTCGTATTCATCTTTAATAAGTCTATGAATAGGCGGCATACGTTTAACATGTTTTTTAAATATTTCTCGTTGTTCTTGGGTATATCTTGAAGGATTAATCTCCATAGCGTTTATGAACCATGAATTTTGACTAGTAGCTTTCATTATATCCATAGCCGCAATTATTTCATCCCAGTAATTAGGATCCATCATTACAAGTGCGTTTAACGGAATATCTTTATCATATACTATATCTAATACATTTATATAATGTTTGAGATCAGCCTCTGCATAATGGTAGCTAAATAAAATATTATCAAAAGCATCAGCATTTTCATCCCACCAGCGAAGTGTTCTACTCCCGTTAGAAGTCATAGTTATTTTTACATTGTATTCTAATTTCATAATCCTTGAAAATTTTACAATGTCTGGCCATAAGCTCGGCTCGCCACCAAGTATATTTATTTCAAACTTGTCTCTGCCATTGCGTACATAAAAATCTAGTAAGTGTCTAAAATGTTTAACTAGCATATCAAAATCTTTTGGCCAGCGTACATCACCGCCGTTTGCATATGGGCCACAATATGAACATTTATAATTACAAAAATTTCCTGCCATGTATTCAATACGCAGACGCTTCTTGGGCTCCATTGTTTCTATTTTAATTATTTTTTTCATATTAGGTGACTTAGTTCCGGAAATGTAGTTTTAAAATTTGTATTACGAGTTTGGTCCATAATATTAATATATTCTTTAAAAGCAGGTAAAAGATGTGAGTGATCTTCACTATCCATAAAATTTAATATTGCTTGCCAACGTTTCCAACCATATGGATTATGATACCAAAAATTGTCATCCTGTCTATAATTATTCCATAGCCAAGTTTTAAACTCTGCATAAATTTCTCTTACTTCTTGTTTGTCGACCTCAGGTAATATTTTGATACTTAAAAATGTAGGGATATAAACAAAGTGCATATTAAATATTCCTCCACCTGCGTCCGATTCGTCCATAACCGTTGCTTTATTTATTTTTTTAAAATTCTTTTGGATTTTCCATTTAGCAAATTCGGGTAATTTTTTCACATTTAAAATTTGAATGGCAGTAGCAATGCTTACTTCAATATTGTCCTGTGTGTTATCTAGTATATTAAGTTTTTCTTCTACGATATTCCACTCTGTTGGGTATCTAATGTAATAATTCCTGTCACCAAACATGTCCTGACTACATGCAAACTTTATTTTTTTGAATTTTTTCCACAACTCAATTATGCTGTCATCTAATAATAACCCATTTGAATTATATCTAATTAAAATTTTATCGGCATGTCCTTGACGAATAATTTCCTCTAAGAACATTTTATGTTCTTTGATCATCAATGGTTCTCCGCCAGCAAAATATACTTGCTTTAAATTAGGAATCTGAGCATATATTTCCTTCCAAAATATTGGATTCTCGTGCCAGTAATTATCAAATGACTCTTCATTCCAACTTAGTTGAGACTTGACACGGTCGTCTTTAAATATTGGAAATACTTTTTTGTAGTCTTGTACCCATCTGCTGGAGTCATGAGGACTGCACATGATACATTTAATATTACAATTATGACCTAATCTAAGATCCAGATACATTAATTTTTCAGGAACGGCTCCGTCTGTTTTAGTTTGTGCAATTATTTTTTCAATGTCTAAGCCATCTTGTATCCAAGTACCGGTTTCCCACATTCTTTTACTGGCTACCCCGTTTGATTCTTCATCAAAACATTTAGTACAACTTCGAGGAATCCCCCCATTAAGCATCGTTGTTCTAACTGAGCGCATATAACTATTGTTCCAAGCCTGCATGGGAGTTTCTTTGCCGAAGTTAGCAGGTCGTCCGGTTTCGTTTTTTACTAGTCCAATTTCATGATCTGAACCAGCGCCACTGGAATTAGACCCACAGCATAAGCGCATGTCGCCGTTGGGCCTAGTAGCAAAGTGAATCCATGGTAATATGCAAAATGTTGCACTTCCTGATATATCGGTTACCTTACGTTGCCACTTGCCCAATAAATTATCTTTTGGTTGTAACCAATATAAATTATTCATTAGTTTGATTCCTGTGTTGAGACAATTCGTATTGGGAAAATTTGTGACATTTTTTATATTAATTCAATTTTACAATAGCTGATTGTTGATCTATAGATTTACTAAATTCATCTGCCTTGCCCCTACCGCATGTTCGTGTGCATGTAATAAATTTATCATGATTCCAATAATTATCCCAAATAGTATGATATTTCTCGCTACTTAAAATATCTTTGATGCTACGGTGTATAGCATTCATATTTTTTACGCCACCTAACTTATCCATCATGGAATAATATTGGTTGACCATGGTCTGTCGTATCGAGGCCACAGCATCATTTTCAATGTATGTGTAAGGTATATGAGCTATCCAACAGCATGGCATTACTGTTTTATATGCATCTATGTATATTTCTTTGGTGTGTAATACTTGACAATCGATTGTACTATTGACCATATAGTCATTGATATTATCTATTACTTTTTTATCAATGAATTTGATAGGAGTATCAGAAGCTGGCTCAATGATATGAATATTCTCACCCTTTTTATTGAGTACTTGTATTTTTGGTTCTAGTAAAAATCTAGAACTATTTTTAAAGGTGAATTGAGCAAATTTAAATTCTTTTGCCCTGCGCTGTGCTTCTTCTAATTGATGTTCATTGTGTTTGAAACGAATAAAGCACCATTCAGCAATGCCACCTGCATTAATAAAAGCTTTGGCATTGCGTAATACTATTTCATAATTAGTTCCAATTCTGTATAAATTATGTGTATCTTCTAAACCATCAATGGCAAATATTACTCGATGATTTTTGGGTAGAACTTTTGCCAACTTTTGCCACCACTCAATTTTTCTTGCGCCACCATTGGTGTGAAATCTTATGTGGAGATTATTATTAATATTGACACTATAGTCAATCATGTCTAACACATCATCATTCATCATCGGATCGCCAAAATTGCCGCAAAAATAAAACCCGCGTAGTTGTCTCAAGACCTCTTCATTTAATATTTGTTTGAATTCTTCTAAAGTCCAATCAGATGTGGATAGTAAGGGGTTATCAGGTCCTCCTCTAATATTTCTATTACACATTGGGCAGCTAGCCTGACAATTATTAGAAATTTCTAAATGAATATCATTTAATTCGTTAAAATTAAACATTATTTGTATCCTATAATCATATATCTATTATACAATGGTAAGGATAATTCTTCTTTAAACAATACTTTTTTTAAGTTGGATTGATCTACAAATTCTTCTACAGTGTTAGCAACTCTGATGTGTTCTGAAATTTTATAGTTATTTGATTGTAAAACTAATAAACTATTATCGGATATTTTTTTAATCCAATCATTATACTCGTTTTGTGATATATGTTCACAGCTTGTATTTATAACGACATTTGCGGTACTAGTGACATTAATCATATTAGCGGTGATTGCTTTAAACTTTCCCTTATTTAATTCTATGTTATTCATAATATTTGCTATAGGCTCACATTGTGGATCAACATCAATGCTTCTAATAGTATTAACGCTAAGTTTGCTTTGAAATAACATACTAGCTAGAACACCTACCCATCCTCCATAAATATCTATATTAACTATAGTCGGTATTAAATTTTCTAGTGTTAATATTAACCATTCTTTTGATTTAATTTGACCTGACCAAAATGCGTCCATAGTCCTCATGGGATCATTACTTTTGCGAATCGCCTGCATCCAATAGTGAAGGTGTTCGGTATCTATTTTCATTTAAATACTTATCATTTCATTATAATATGATAACCAAACATCGGCATAACCACAATTTTTATAATTTTCAAAC